CAAGGTCAGCAGGATGGACTGGGGAACGGGGCAAAGCAGCTAGAGCAAGGTGGAAATGTTAATGAGCGGACTATACGAAAATATCCATAAAAAGAGGGCTAGGATCAAGGCAGGATCGGGCGAAAAGATGAATAAGGTAGGTAGCAAAGCTGCCCCATCTGCTGAAGATTTTAAGGAATCAGCCAAGACTGCCAAGCCTACACGCAGAGAAACCATTGCATCCAAAATGAAAGATATGTAATGGAACACATGAGCCGCAAATATAAGAAAGAAGATGCCCTGCTACGCAAAGAGCATACATCTACATTAGAAAAGAAACAGGCTGACCGCATTGCTCGTAGGAAGCTAATTGCTAACAAACTTAAAGACTTGGATAAAGAAGTTAAGTAATGGATCGGTTGGTCGAACTTTTGCGTCAAGGGGCAGACAAAATTGTCAATTTCCCTACAGAGGCACAGCGTTTCCTAACTAATCCGCAAGCCTTTACCGAACTGGTAACAGGAAAAAATCCATTACCTAAAGAAACTGGTTTTGTAGCAGGGGCTACTGGACTACCAGCAAAAAACCCCGTACAAGGCGGTGTTCTTAATCCAGCGTCAGCACCTTATCAAGAAGGTTACGAGCAAGGCGAACCAGTAGCAATTGCGGCTATGGCTGTACCTGCTTACGCAACAGCATTACGGGCTGGAGCACCTAAAGCCTACAACGCACTTGAGAACTACATGGTTAAAAGCGGTGGAATGATACCTTTAGAGGCTTATCATGGTACACCGCATAAGATTGAAGGTGCTTTTGACATCAATAAAGTAGGTACTGGCGAAGGAGCACAGGCTTATGGGCATGGAATGTACTTTGCTGAAAACCCTGCGGTAGCTAAGGAATATCAAAAGATGTTGGCTGGCCCTGAACAAACAGCAGCAGAATATTTGAAAATGTATAAAACACCTGAAAGTGCTATTTCTGCACTTGAATACGGAATTACACCAAACCTTACTGCTGAAGCTAAAAAATTCTCGCAAGATGCAATAGATGTAATTAAATCAGGCAAAGAACTTAAAGGCAATCTATACAAAGTAGATATACCTGATGCAGACATACCTATGATGTTGGATTACGATAAGCCATTAAGTCAGCAACCTAAAGCTGTTCAAAAAGCATTGGCTAAGATTGACCCTGATTTATACAGCAAAAAGGGTATGGATTATGACCCCCAAGAAACAGGGCAAATGATTTACCAACGATTAAGCCAAATAGACATGAACAAGAATGGCCCTTTTACTGGGGCTTCTAGAAATGTATCAAATATGCTTAATAAATATGGTATTAAAGGCATACGCTATTTAGACGAAGGTAGCCGTGCTGAAGGTAAAGGCACATCTAATTTTGTAGTATTTGAGCCAAGTAATGTAAAGATACTAGAACAAAACAATAAGCCTGTAACCCGTAAAGAACTAATACAAGAACAAATCAACAAAATATAGTAGAATTAACTTATCTTAATCAACCACTTGGATAAGGTATGTCAAATAAACTGTCGAAATCTGACGGAAACCTCAATAGAGCAGGTAGACCAGCAGGAGTGCCCAACAAAGCCACTAGCCAAGCTAGAGAGGCTATTGCACGATTTGTAGATAGCAATGCACCTTCTATGCAGAAGTGGCTAGAACAGGTCGCAGAAGGCGTTAAAAACGATGACGATAAATACATTGTTTTGCCTAATCCTGAAAAGGCTTTTGGTATGTTGCAGAGCGTCATGGAATACCACTTGCCTAAACTGGCTAGAAGCGAACAAGTAGGGGATGCTACCGCACCTATAACCCACATTTACAAATGGCAAGATGAGTGAAGTAGTACATGAATTTGAATACAAGGTCAGGGATGCGTTTAAAGACTTTCACAAGCGTAAGGAACGCTGGGCAGTCCTAGTATGTCACCGCAGGGCAGGAAAGACTGTAGCCAGCATTAATGACCTAATTAAACGGGCAATTAAAGAACGCAAGCCTGATGGCAGATACTTCTACCTCTGTCCACTTTACTCACAGGCCAAAAGCGTAGCATGGGACTACTTATTACGCTTTGCTGCACCTGCACTAGAAAAGGTTAATCAATCAGAATTATGGGTACAACTGCACAACGGGGCTAAGATTCGCCTGTTTGGTGCTGATTCTCCTGACAGTTTGCGTGGAAATTATATTGACGGAATTGTGCTTGACGAATTTGCTGATATGAAACCCCGTGTATGGGGTGAGATCATAAGGCCAGCCCTTGCAGACAGAAACGGATATGCCGTATTTATTGGGACACCCCGTGGACACAACGGATTCTATGACATTTATAAAAGTGCTCAAAACAACCCCGATTGGTACTCCAAGACACTAAGAGCAGATCAGTCAGGGTTGCTACCTGAAGCTGAATTACTAGATGCTCAACGCATGATGTCTACCAATCAGTATGAAGCTGAGTTCCTTTGCTCATTCGAAGCGGCCATAGTTGGGGCGTATTACGGGCAGGAAATGCGTAGAATCACAGACTTAGAGCGCATTACTACGGTGGACTATGACCCAATGTTCCCCTGCCATACTGCTTGGGACTTGGGATTCAATGACAGCACTAGCATTTGGTGGTTTCAAGTGGTATATGGTGAGATACGGGTACTAGATCACCACTCCAGCAACGGTCAGGCTGTACCGTATTACACAGGTTTACTAGCACAAAAAGAAGATGAGTTTGGTTACAAATATGGCATCCATTACTTGCCACATGACGCTAGAGCAAAAACACTAGCTAGTGGTGGTAAGAGCATAATCGAACAAATTTCTGCAAAAATTGACATAAAACATCTAAAAATCGTACCAAACCTGTCATTACAGGATGGAATACAAGCAACACGACTTGCATTAACTCGCTGTTGGTTTGATAATAGATGCGAAGAAGGCATTGAGTGTTTACGACAATATCAACGAGAGTGGGATGATGATAAAAAAGTATTTAGGGATCGCCCGAAACATGATTGGACAAGCCACTCTGCCGATGCGTTCCGCTATCTCAGCATTGTATGGAAAGATGAGGACAGCCCTATCCTCAAAGATAACCGCATTAAAGGACTTCATGTCGGACAGACAGATGTAACGCTGAACGAGATGTGGAAAGAAACCCCCAAAATTACACACAGGAGAATTTAAATGACAACAGCAGCCGCAACTTTTGCACTACCTTACGAGCATGTAGCAGCTTCATCAACAGGCCAAGTATTAGGCGGAACTGGTGCAACTGGCGACTATTTACACCGTTTAATTATTACTGTAGGAACTGCCGCAACTAGCACAGTAAGCCTGCTTGATGGTGCTACTTCCCACGCTCTTGTTAAGGCAAATACCGCAATTGGCGTTTATTCCATTGAAATAAACACCTTTTCTAAAACTGGTGCTTGGAGTGTAACTACTGGCGCAGGTGCAGAAGTAATAGCAATAGGTAACTTTACCTAGGAATAAATATGGAACACACATACGAAGATTGGTACAACTGCATCGCCCAGTACGAGCGTACATTTAAAGAATGGGAAATGCGAGCAGATAAGATTGTTAAGCGTTATCGTGATGATTCACGCAGTAGAAACAATCCACAAGCCAAGTTTAATATCCTTTGGTCTAATGTCCAAACTATTACCCCTGCTGTATTTGCAAGACTTCCAAGACCTGATGTAAGCCGCAGATTTCGTGACAATGACCCTATTGGTCGTGTAGCCTCAATGATGTTAGAGCGAGCATTAGAGTACGAGATTGAGCACTACGGTGACTACGCAAGTGCTATGAAACAGACTGTACAAGACCGTTTATTAGGTGGGCGTGGTACAGCATGGGTTCGTTATGAGCCGCATATTGTCGGAAGCGACTCAGAAAATGAGCCGAATCCTGAAGCGGAAGATGGCTTACAGATTACAGAAGATATTGACGAAGCAGAAACCGAAGGTGGTATACACAAAGAAAATCAAGAACGCATTGAGTACGAATGCGCCCCTGTAGATTATGTCCATTGGCGTGACTTTGGATTAACCGTTGCCCGTACATGGGAAGAAGTAACAGCGTGTTGGCGTAAGGTTTATATGGGTAGACCTGCCCTTGTTGAACGCTTTGGCGAAGAACTGGGCGGTAGAATTCCACTTGATACAAGACCTGAATCGTCTAGGACATTTAACGAAAAGATGGGCGAAGGTTCATCTGAAGCCGTTGTGTATGAGATTTGGGATAAGACCACGGGTGAGGTAATTTGGTTAAACAAGTCACTAGGTAAAATTTTGGATACCCGTGCCGATCCGTTGCAGCTTGAGAACTTTTGGCCTTGCCCAAAACCCATGTTCTCTACCCTGACAACTGACAGCCTGATTCCTGTACCTGACTTTGTGCTCTATCAAGACCAAGCAAGACAGCTAGACACGCTGGCTGACCGTATTGATGGATTCATTCAAGCACTTAAAGTTCGGGGCGTGTATGACGCTTCTGAGCCATCCCTTGCCCGTCTGTTTACAGAAGGTGAGAACAACTCTTTGCTACCAGTTAAGAACTACGGAGCATTTAGCGAAAAAGGTGGACTTGTCGGGGCTATTAACCTTGTAGACATTAAACCAATTGCCGAAGGTCTGAACATGGCTTATCAAGCTATGGAGCAGGTCAAGGGTCAAATCTACGAGATCATGGGTATTGCTGATATTCAGCGTGGTCAAAGTGATCCCAACGAAACATTGGGCGCACAGATTATTAAGTCTAACAACGCTTCAGGGCGTTTAAAGACTATGCAACACGATGTAGTGAACTTTGCTACCGCACTACTACAGATAAAAGCCCAAATTATCTGTCAGCATTTTACTGACGATACCATTGTTAGGATCAGCGGAGCAATGCAATTAAGCCCACAAGATCAACAACTTATCCCTCAAGCCCTGCAACTTCTGAAAGATGAACCTGCTAAGAACTTCCGTATTGAAGTGACTACAGATTCCATGATTTATCAGGATGAACAGCAAGAGAAGCAAGACCGCTTAGAGTTTTTAAGTGCGGTAAGTGGATTCTTAAGTCAAGCATTGCCTGCCGCTACTGCAAGCCCTGAACTGACACCGATGCTGATTGAAATGCTCAAGTTTGGCGTTACAGCATTTAAGGCTGGCAAAGGACTAGAAGGCATGATTGATGAAACAGCCGACAAGTTCCGTCAGCAGATGAAAGCGTCAGAAGGGCAACCCAAACCGCCAACCCCTGAACAACAAAAGATGCAGATGCAAATGCAGATTGAGCAAGCTAAAATGCAGCACGATCAAGCTAAAGCCCAGCAAGATATGCAGCTTGAGCAACAAAAAATGCAGATGCAGATGGAACTTGAGAAAGCCAAGCAGGAATATCAGGCACAAGAGAACCAGCTTAAATTCCAATTGGAAGATCAGCGCAACCGTGCCCAAGCTGAAATGGATATGAGAATTGCTCAAATGAAGATGAACACAGAGCGCAATACTCAGGTCTTATTAGCCCACATCAATAACGGGACTAAGATTGAGGTTGCAAGGATCGGTGCTGATGAATCTGATGGTACACAAGCCTATTTATCTGAAGAAGCTATGGCACAATCCATGCAACACCCTATGCAACCTATTGCTGATGCTATTGGTCAAAGCAATCAACAAATGACACTAGCGTTAAGTGACTTGGTAAACACCATCAACGAGAACCAAAATAGACCTAAACAAGTAGTGCGTGGGCAAGACGGTAAAATCATCGGAGTTCAATAATGGCTATTACTGTAAAGCACACGAAGGTTTCAACGATACCTGACGATACAGACACATCGTTAATTCGCCCTAGTGATTGGAATGATGACCATGTATTGACAGGAACTATTCCTATTGCCAATGGTGGTACAGGTCAGGCTACCGCAAATAACGCTTTTAATGCCCTTGCTCCTAGTCAAACAGGTAATACAGGCAAATACCTGACAACGGATGGCACTAATTCTTCTTGGGCAGCAAACCCATTAGGAACAGTCACTTCTGTGGCGGCAACTGCTGGAACGGGTATTTCTGTTACTGGTAGCCCTATCACGACTAGCGGTACTTTAAATATTACCAATACTGCCCCTGACCAAACAGTTAGCATTGCAAGCGGTACTGGTATATCGGCAACAGGAACTTACCCTGCTTTTACAGTAACCAACACAGGGGTTACTTCTGCCGTAGCTGGTACTGGTATTAGCGTAAGTGGTGCAACTGGGGCAGTAACGGTAACAAACTCTGCTCCCGATCAAACAGTAAGTATTACAGGCGCAGG